TTTATTTGGCTTTCCAAAAGAATATCCAATAATTCTTCTTGCAGTGTATTTTTTTCTATTTTTTTTATTGTGATCTCTAGCAAGTATATAGCCATTTCTAAAACCAGTTTTATAAATAGCTTTTTCTTTTATACTTAAATCTTGATACATTCCTGCTTTCATAGCGAGTTTTATCTCTTTGTGGAAGTTTTTGGTCATAGATCCCCTAAGGTTTGTTGTTGTTTTTTTCAATTATAAGTTTAATGACTATCTTGTCATTAAAAGTTCTTGTGTCTGCACTACCTTGCTCATCAATCTAATGCTATCTTGATGATATTTTTCAGCTAGTACCTTTGTCTCCAGAAACTTTCTGTGTTTCTTTTCTTGGAGATCCCTGTACTTTTGCAGACGAGTCTTTAACTCGGTCATCCTTCTCCTTTTTCACTTTTATAAAATCAATTTTAATATCATTGATTTTCACTTCTACAAATTCCCCTATGGCTTGTGGATCTGCAGCCTTCTCAGCGTTATCAAAGCTATCAGTATGAGTGAAACTAGCCTCGCCAAATTTACGCCTGATATATTTAAACATCTTTATCCTTTTTGTCTACTGTTTTTTTATGCAGTTCTTTAGCCATTTTTGAGTATATTTCAAGGTCATCATAGCTATCTGCTTTATATTTTTTAGTTGTTCTGTATAGTTTAAGAGCCATCATAAGTTGAGCAACCTGATGTGGGTGCATATCATCTTTTAAAATATCATGTAAAATAACATTAAACATGACTGCTAATAATCTAAAGTTTTCTTGATAATCGCCATAGTCTTTATGACGATCTTCTACAATTTTATTTAATATTTTTTCGTTAATGTCTATTGTGTTCATATTGTTTTGCAATGAGGTGGGGAAAACAACTAAAAGAAAAAAGCCAGAAAGGATTGGCTAAAAAACCCCACCTCAAAGTTTTACAAAAATGTTACCATCTTTGCGGTTTATTATTACCATACGATTGCTGTTTTGCAAAAGGTTTTGGTGCATGAGCTGGTGCTGAACCACCTCCTGTACCGCTACTTTTTGAACTATCGTTTGGTGTTAGTTGCACAGTAATGTTGCCAGTTGGCTCTCCATTCTCTGCAACCTCATCAAAGGCAGCTTGATTATACCAATCTTCACCTATTTTTACACCTATTCTCCATTCTTTTCCCGGAGGAGATTTTGGATTAATGGGTGCTACATAGCTTGGATGATTGGGAGCTGACCTTTTATTGTTTGGGGTAAGTTTTATATATATCTTATCCATTTTGATTTGCTCCTGTTTGTAATTTAATCTTCCTACTTTCATAATGATTCATTAAATCTTTATATGTTGAAGGATGATTATTGATTGCATCATTAAATTCACTTTTAAACTCTACATCTTTAAGATATTTTAATCTTGAAAGGTGCATAGCTGCATCAATGTTTCTAATGATTGACTTTACTGAAGTTACCTTTTTTTTAGGATATTTAATTACTTCAGCACTTTGGTCTACCTTTGTATTCGGTATATTAAGATCATCTAATTCTTCTTTTGAAGTGATGCTCTCATCCAGAATACCAAAGATAGATAAAGCTCTTGATATAGCAAAGGATTCTGCTAGTTCCATTGCTTTAGGTTTATTGTTCCTAAATACTTTTGCATGACCGGTAGCCAATGTACCATCAGGACTTATAATTTCTGCTTTACCAATATAGCAATCATCATAAGTCATAATATATGTCTTAATACCTAACTCTCCTGCAAATTCCTCAGTAAAAAATTTAAGTTTACTTGTGGCTTTTACAGTAGTTGTTCCATGCTCATTAATGTAAGTTCCTTCTTTCTTACATTTATCTATTATTTTTTTTATTCTTTCTTTCATTTTTATCCCCATAGTTGTTTAATTGTTTTTAGTTGGTCTGCACTCAAATCTTTCATCATCCAATGATTAAGATCAGGTTTTTCTACATATTGTGCTGCGATTTTTGGATCGCCATTACTTAGTATAAGTAATTTCTGAATTGTTTTTGCCTTGTTTAACATTTCATTATAACAATATTCTAAATGATCATCCCATAATGCAGGATGACTATCGTCAAAAATAATGAAATCATTTTCATTCGCATAAAATAAAAATGGAGTTTTACCACTTGCAATTTTATAAAAAGCTACTTGAGTTATATTAACCGGATCAGGCTCACTTGGTAATTTTTGAGTATAAAATTTTATATCCCCTCTATAATCTTTTGCAGTAGGTGGTTTAGTTTTACATTCTGCAAAACTTAAATCAGTTTCAAAATCTAATCTACCGGTAACTCCTAAAGCTAAATCCTTTGGCAACATATCTACATATCTTTCACACTTTAATTCATCTTCACCAAAAATATTTTTAACTGCACTTAAAATTTGTTGGGTAGTACCATGTAATTTATCTTTAATTTGTTCTTTGATTTGTTTGTCTCTGTCATCAAAACTTTCTTTAGTATAAAGTTTATATTCATGGTCAAATATACTATCATAATCTCTGTCTTTAATTTCCTCCTTCTCAGCTCCACGAAATATATATTTACCTACTAATCTTTGAGCCACATTACCTGCTAAACTTCCATAACCTAATTTATATTTTTTCTTATCGGCTCGTCTTTGTTTTTCAGTACGACACCAATAATCTACAATGTGCATAGCGATTGATCTATTTCTTGATAGCTGAGAGAAAGAAAAATGTTTCAAACCCTCTCCACCTGATAGGGATTGAATTATCTCTTCTAGTTGTTTTTTCATTTATTTCCTTTTTATTGTTTCATTCTTTATATACTATTACACCATATTGTCTACTATTATTTTCTTTTTTTCTTGCTTTAAATAACCGCTATGGTAATAGGTTTTATTCTGCAACAATAGGAGAAAAATATGACATTAAAGGAATGGATAGCTAAAAATCACTATAGCTATTCTCAAACCGCACAAAAATTTGGTATCATAAATATCAACCCTGCTACCAATATTCAAAGGTATGCAAAAGGAGAACGAATACCGCATCCAAAAGTAATGAAGAAGATTTTTGATGGTACAAAAAAACAAGTTCAACCTAATGATTTTTATGAAGAATACTGGCAAAGAGAACAAATTTAGATACGATAAAGTTAAAATAATTTGGTGGGATATTTGTAGTTCCACTGAAAGTTGGATTCCTGAAGAAGATATATTAAAACACGATGTATCGGTTTGTGAGGATGTTGGCTATGTCTATAAAAAAACTAATGATAAATTATGGCTATTTACTTCTTATGCTGAAGATAGGGATGGTTTAGAAGTTGGTGGACTTACTTGCTTTCCAAGAAAAGTTATTAAGAAGATTGAATTATTAAAATGACAAATGTTGGTATGTTTGAGGAGATAGACTTAAGCCATAAATTTAGAAAATTAAAAAAGGAAAATAAAAAACTAAAGGAGGAAAATGAAAAAGATAAAAAAACAATAGATATACTTACAACTGATAATGATATTAAAGATTACGAGATAAAAATATTAAAAGAAAAAATTAAAGAATTAAAGGAAAAATAATGGCTAGATGGACTTATTATAAGTCTAATGGAGATTATAATGATTGGCATAGGCAATTTGAGGGTCTTGCAGGGATAGATTTGGATTTTTGCGAGGTATGTCCTAAGTGTTATGAACCATTAGCAGTAAAAGAAACTTGTTTTGATAAAAATCAGCAATTCAAAGCTACAACCCTTACAAAAATGGTCGGAGATCGCCTAAAGATACCTGCCTTTTTGATATTTTACACTCCTTTACCCAATGACACCATGAAGTTCAGAATTAAGCGTGTGAGTGAGCCTATGACCGAAATTTATGAAGTTAATCAGGAGGAATGGTTAAAGTATTTATATTCGTTGCAGGAAGAACATAGGAGGTGTTGTAAATATGCAACACAAGTATGACCCTCACATTAGGGTAAAGTTTGCTCTATTTGATGACCCACAGTTTAGATCAATTCCGGAAAACCACAGATCTCACGCCTACCTGGTGTTTATCTGTCTACTAAAATTTGCTAACTCTAAAACCCTAACTTGCTATCCTCGCAAAGCCACCATTGCTGATATGTCCGGTCTATCTAGGACAACCATATATAGAGCTACACTTTGTTTGGAAAAGGCAGGCATTATAAAGAAAAAGAGATTAAAATCAACTTTATTATATACTATAAACC